TTTTAAATCTTTATAGTATATATTAGTTACATAGTTACTTTATAGATGTAATATATTTATATATGGCTTATTTATGCGGTTTTTAGGGTGTAACCCGAGTTGCAACTAACAGGTAACTGATTTTGGGCTAGTTATCAAAAAGGGAGGTCAGAGCCGAGGTTTTTGCTGGAAGTTTGCTTAACCCAGCACCTCTGTACTCCCCATCGGCTAGTGCGTTGTACACTTGGCACCTTAATCCAACCGGGCGCGCCTTGCATGATAAGCGCGAGCTCGTTGCTGTCCTTGCGTGTTGGCTTAAAACTCTCACCCAACGCCTGCTGCCATAGCTCGATGATGCACACGCTCTCTCCCTCTGCCTTGTCGTCAAGATAGGCTTTTATCATGCCCGACCTGTAGTCGTCTTCCAGCGCACTCTCCTGCCGGTACTGCGCTTCTGGTAGGATAGATTTGTCCAGCACCGGCGGCAGCTCGCCCTTTTGATAGAGCGCATAAGCCTCTGCCCAGCACTGCTCGATGTACTCCTGTATTTCTGCCTTGTGCTCGAAAAGGTCGCGCCCTGAGCTGTTGCACTCTACTGGGTAATATCGCCGGTTTCCGGTTTTGTCGGTGAGAAATTCGGCTGTGTTAGTCGTGCCGATAAAGATGCACTGCCGGGGATTCTCGGTAACGCGCTTGTCGTAGGGCTTGCGGTATGTATCGGTTTGCCGCGAAAAGTAGCTCTTTGCCGCCTCCACCTCTTTGGTGCGCTTAAGGGCAAGCAGCTCGCTCACCTCGCAAATCCAGCCGCCTTCTACAGCTTCCACGCCTCTCTGTCCGTCAATTTCGTTTACCTCCCGGAAAAACTTATCATCCATTGCCAGCCAGCGAATGATGGTGGATTTACCCTCGCCTTGCTTTTTGCCTATGAGCACTGCCATATCCTCAAATTTACAGCCCGGACTAAAAGCTCTATGGATTCCACCGGCAAAGATAAGCCGGGAAACCTCCTCGGAGTACGGGCAATCATCCACCTTGAGCCACTCAATCAAAAAGCGCTTGATACGAGGCTTGCCATCCCAAGTGATAGATTGGATTTTCTCCCGGACCGGGTGATAGCGGCGCTGGTTAAATCGCACCCTGAGCGCATCATCCAGCTTTTGGGGGCTGTAAATGCAGTAGTTTTGCTCGATATATCCGCGCAACCAACTATCGTCCTCGTCTTTCCATCGCCTGATCTCCCCGCTGCTGATGCACTCGGGAGCGTTGGAAAGCTCGTTGTATAGGAGATAATCCTTCAAGAGCGGGTCATTTTCTAAAATGGAAAGAAAATTTTCGATTGTTAGCTGGGGGTTCTTCCCGCCGTCAAACTTTAATGGTACGGTGCCTTGCTTGGTAAGCTCATGCTTTACTTCAGACTTGTTGTAATTCTTTTCTTTTTCCTTAAAAGCTTTCAACGTCTTTTTAAACTCTGTTTTCGTTCGAAGCTCTGCAGCTCGCTTTTCCAATGCTTGAAAAGTCCGCTCGTATTTTACAGGGTCAGCGATTTCTAGCAGAGATAAAAACACATCATCTTTCAAAATATCGGCACATGAAAGGCAATCAATCGCCTCTTGTGTAAAGTCCATCAGTTTATTCCCTCCTTTCCTGTTCAATTTCAGCATCCAGCCGCTCTATCTCTGCCGTTATCAACGCCTTTTCTTGCGCTTGCTCATGGGTAATGGCTTCCATCCCTTTGCATTTGAGCCACTGTGCACGTCTATACAGCACTTTTTGTTTTAAGCTATCCTGTTTCGCTTTTTGCTCGAAAGCTCGTCTGTCGCTCTCCTGCTCGCGCTGGATAACTTCTCGCAGGCTTTGCTTCTGCCCGATAAGCCCAAGGTGGAAATCACCGTCCAGTTTTGCCGCTGCCTGCCGGAATCCGCAGCATTCCATCTCCATCACAAAATCAATCACGCTGCCGCCCTTGCCACAGCCAAAGCAGTGCCAGCTGTTTTGCTCAGGGTACACTTTCAAGCTCGCATCCCTGTCCCCGGCGTGGAACGGGCAGTGTATAAATCCTGCCCGCCCCGGTTCCAGGTGGTAAAGGGCAAGCACATCGGAGATACGCACTCTGTCTTTAATTTCCCGTGCTAAATCCATCGTTACGCCTGCCCTTCTAGGTAAATTTTTGTTTCATAGCGGAGAATCGCTGCTATCATCTTGCCGGTAAGCTCTGGCGTGCAAAAGTAGACTCTTGCATCATATCGGGCTTGCCATGCTAGGATTGATGCTGTAAGCGCCTGTGGCTTCATCTGGCTGCGATAACTGCCTGCGTGTATCTTTTCCCAACTTGCGTTTTCTATCAGCAGATGGAGGCGCGTGCCTGCCTGTTGCGCTCGCTCAAACTCTCGTTCAAATCGCTTACGCTCTCGGGTAAAGCACTGGCACAGCTCATCTAGGCTCATCTTGCGCTCTACCACCACAGGCACCCGGCACAGCTCACCATCCAGCTCGATCTCGCAGCCATAGTCCCCGGCATCCAGCTTTTCACGCCGCCATCGGGGGAAGTCCTCTTTGCGTTTTCGGGCGCGCTCGGTATCCTGCTCGCGGGTATCAATCAGCACTGTGAGGGATTCCAGCGCGTCCCGAATCTCAAAAGGTGTGTAGCTCATGGCTTAAAACGGGAGGTCTTCTTCGTCCGTATCTGCTGCAATGTCCACGCTTACCGGTTTTTGGCTTGCATCTAAGGGCTTGTCCGCTGGGAGTTTAAATTCGCCGCTTCTCACTTTTGCTACATCGATAAAACTGTGCGGCTGTGCGCTCCATCCGGTTTTGCCGTTGTAAGCCCATTCTCGATTCTGGTACAGGCAGCCTACAATCTTACCTTTGAGCCCTTTTTCGTTCCAATCCCATTGGTAGCCCGGGTTACTATCCTCGATAGCCTGTGTCGCACGCTTAAATGTTTTTTTGGTCCACTCGTCCTTGTCTGTGCCGTCTTCCTTCGGAACATACAGGCGCATTACGCCCTTCCACTTTTTGTCCTCCTGAGTCTGCGCATCGAAGTTCCGGCGGTAAAATCCTGCAAATTCACCGGTTGCAATCTCAAAGGCGATTTCCAGCTTGCTAAAGGCACTTCCATCCTTGCCGGTATAAGTTACCTCCTTAGCATCCATGATTTTTACCTCATAAGCGCCCTTTGGCAGCTTCTCGAAGTCGCTTACCTGTACGTTTTCGTATCCTGCAAATGGTTTCATAATTTGTTCTACTCCTTTATTATTATCTAATCCCCAGTACTCTCGGATAGCAGTGTCTACAGCTTTCAAATCGTTGTCAATCCTGTCCTCTGCAAACATATCCATCGGGGTTTTTACGGTATCTGAGCCGCTGCTGTGGGTTTGGAAAAAATACTCTCCTTTTTCGGTCCGCGCCATCAATACAATGGAGAACAGCCCCTCCAAAGTGAGCTTTTCGTCCAGCATCCTCCCTACCGTTTTAGCTTTGATTTTACCTTGCTCGTCCTCCTGCACATGGTGCAAAAAATACACAATGCAATCCTCCGGCGTGCGCTTAATCACAAACTGGATTAAATCATAAAAGTTTTTTGCCATGTCTGTAAATTTGCCATAGCCGGTTTCTTTAGCTTTGTCAAACATCTCAAACACCAACAGATACTGGCTATCATCGATTACATAGCGCTTGAGACTTGGCTCTGATAGCGCTTTTAAGATGGTGTGGTATGCCGCGTTATCAATCTTTTTGAGCGGCTTGCGAAACGGCAGGGGCTTGCTGGCAACGTTAAAAATGCCAACCTCGTCCGGCTCAAAATTGCGCAACGATGCAGATTTCCCGCTACCGCTCTCGCCTAGAATCATCACCGGAATTCCCATCAGTCTCCCTCCTCTCCTGCATCCTTCAGCGGGCAATCCTCATCAATCTTGAGCTCCGCAAAAGGTAAAATCTCGCCTGTAATGTTGCAAATCTCGCGCTTGTGGTTGCTCGGATCCGCCACGCAAAAAGGGCACAATCTACAGATTTCTTCGCCCTCTGGGAAGTATACCTGGCGGACAAGAGTTTTGGTTATGTACTTGCCGAATCCGTTTCTTTCTCTCACTGTAAAGCCTCCTCTGCTATGCCGCCCCACTGTTCTGCCATGGCTTTTGCAATTCCAGGGAATGTTTTGCTTCTTTCCTTCGCGTGACCGCTTCCTAATTGCCAAATCCTCGTTCTTTGTTTTTCTGGCAAAGTCATCATGTAGTCATAAACATTGTTTGTTTCAATAAGATTTGGTAATCCCTTTAGCCGAAGACAGGTTTTCTTTTGTTCTGGATGACCAAACTGCCATGGATTTATAATTTGAGTTGGTTTTTTGTACCTAGTAGACATTACACAAACAGGATTCTCTACGGCAATTTTGTTGCATTTTGCGTTTATAAATCTCATAAAAAAGTCCGCGGCTTCATCTTGTAACGTGATAGGCTTCTTTCCCTCTTTAAACCATCTTGCCCCACTCACAGCAAGATGAGTACAAGGTGGATGCGCAATTAACAAATCCCACTCACCGACAATCTCATGCTCTGCACCATCCATCGTGGTAAACTTGCAATCTCCATCAATGATAGGCAACACATCTCCTAAAATGTGCCATTCTGGATGTTTCCCCGAACACTCCTGTATATCGCAGCTGTATGCTTCATGTCCCAGTTCTCTAAAAGCATTGCATACTGCTTGCGATTCCTCACACGCAACTAATACCTTCACAGCAACTCCCCCCTCACATACTCCAAAAACTCCGCATCATCCTGGCAAAAATCAACCTTTTGCTGCTCGATGTATTCCTTTTGCAGCGGTTTAAGTCCCTCTGTCAGATACCCGGCTTTTACCACTCTGAGCTGCTCGTCCGGGTCTGCATTGGCAAACAGCCAGTCGAGCCAAAACTCTGCCTCGTTTTGGGCAATGTACCCCGGCACAAAATCCGCGCCCTGGCTCTCCAGATAATCATGCAAGCAATCGTTGCACACCCTGTCTCCATTGCCAAAAACCGCAATCTCGGTATCCGGCACCCACTGGTCGCACGTATCGCATCGGCTGCACTCTACATCTTGGCACTGCGGGTCGTGGCGTTCAGCGCCTACAATCATGCCGTTTTCTATTGATTTGTCCATTGCCTTTCCTCCTCCAGTCTCGGCGCCATTACTACATCGCAAAACCGATTGACAAAACATCTGACGCCGGGCTTTTTGCGGCATAGCCGGATGCAAAACAGCGATTCTGTGGCAGATGTAGGAAAATCCCACATCCTGCTGATAGCCTGCTCAACCACGCGGATAACCGTGCTTGTACTTACGCCCATCTGCTCGGCTGTCTTATCGTACAGCCTGCATATCGGCTGCTTGCGCTCTGGGTCGCACATTATCATATAAGCGAGCCATTCTCTCGCTCGCCCTTTCGGGATGCCGATGGATGCCAGTTGCAGCTGTACCCACCGCTCATTTATTTTTATCATTGATTTTCTTCTCCTTTTCTGCTACGATGGAGATGGATATTCTTTCTTTTGCCGCTCGCAGTCTGCTACACTGCCGGCGGCTTTTTTATACCTTGCCTCTGGCTCTCCCGCCTTTGATGTCCATACACATCCGGCGCAGGTAAGAGGACCTGAAATTTTCATGTAGATGCCGCACCTCGGTGTAATAGATGCGGGCGTTGCGCTCGTCTATGTAGTCATACGCAATCTTGGTAGGACAATCCGCACACTCCTCTGGCATCCCCTGCCATTGGCAGTGCGCGCAGGTTTCTCGGTATACCTTTTCGGGTCCGCCCTTCATCCCGCTCGCCTCTCGTTTCGCTCCTTGTGCCGCATCTCCTCTTTGATTTCCTGAGCTTCCTCCCGGGAGCAGATAAGCTCGATTACACATCCGGCGATTGCCATTAAAAGCAAGCCGACAATCATCATTGCAAATACCATAAATGCCATAACTCCAATCATTTTTGATTCTCCTTTGTGTTTGTAAAATATTCCTCGATTTCCGCCAGCGGAATATTGAGCAGCTTGCAAATCCTAATCGCATCTACTACCGGCACACGTTCGGGGTTTCGCAGCCAACCGCTTACCGTTGCTTGGCAGTGATATAGCGGCTCGGCAAGTGTCCGCGAGTTGTATCGGTTTTCCTCCATTTTCTCGGCAAGTTTTGGATGCCACTTTGGTTTTTGCATCACTCGTCCTCCCTTACAAAGTACTTGTGCATCTCTACCGGCTCAATGTCCAGTAAAGCACACAATTTGGCAGCTTCGCACACTCGGAATTTCCATGGCTGGCGAAGTTTCTGCGATACATAATCTGCACTTCTTCCCAGCTCTTTGGCTAGCCTCTGGATGCTGTATCCGCGTTCTGCCATCTTGCCTTTTAAGAGATTAAGCATCAATCTTCGCCCTCCCGCTTACAAACAGATTTACAAAGTACACCTGCCCCTTGCCTGTAACCTTCGGGGTTTTGCTTACATGGATGTGCCCGTCACTGTGGGTGATGGTGGTTTCCTTGATTTCAAACAATCCCATTTCCATTGCCCTTTGCGTTGGCATATTGTAGTCGCTGCCCTGCCGGCGGATTAAGTACCCGTTCTGCCGCAGCCACTGGAACAATCGGTTCTGCCCGATGTTGATGCCGTTCTGCTTGAGCAGTTTTGCCAGCTCGCCAATCAGGATTGAGGTTTTGGCAACTTCCACCGATTCGGCAAACAGCACCTTCGGTTTCTGTTCTTCCATTTTTACTTCCAGTGCCCTGCGCTTTTCTTGCTCGGCTTTCAGATTTTGCGCTAACTGGATGAGGGTATCAGGCTTTAGCAGCACCTCCTCCAGCTTGTCCGGTGTCATGTATGCGCCGTGCTTTCTGATGCTTGGGATGACCTCGCTTGTAATCCAGCGCTTAAACTGTTTTGCGCCCGGCAGCTTACTCGACAGCACCAGACTGTATAAGCCGGATTCGTTGATGATAGGTGTATTTTGGCTTCTACCGATGGAATCCTGAATTGGGACTTCATCTTTATCCTCATCATCTACATGGTCTAAAATAGCTTTTGTGGGTCTTTCATATCCCAGCGCTGCCGCTACATCCTTGCCGACAAACCACGGTTCGCCGTCCTTCTCGATGGTTCTGATTTCCCCAAACTCGGGGTTTTTAAAAATCTGTAAGTCTGTCATGGTTTCCTCCTTTGGTCATCTTCCCTTTCGTGCTATAATGAGCAGGAAGGGAGGTGAGTTGAATGAAAGAGATTGAAAAGGTTCGCCAGTTTTTGGGAGAACCATATACAATCACGAATATTGATTTGGAAGAGGTTATTTATCGAGATTTAGGTAACGGATACGATTTTGAAGTTTCCGGGGTTAGAGCTGGTCATCATACTTATTCTCTGTATGTGTGGAAATTAGAACCTAACCGCGAAATAGTCGCAATCTATCACCAAATACACGGTTGCCAGGAGCTTAAGGACCTTCTCGGCTACTGTGCTTTTATTTATCAAAATCTCGACAAGAAAATTCAGATTGAACGGCAAGAGCTTCCAGAATGATTGCCGTCTCTCTGCGCGTTAAATGGTGGGATTCCAAAATCCGTTTTGCTTCGCCGAGCAATTCAGGGTTTTTAATGCAGAATCTTCGCCATTCTTCCCGTTCCAGGTTTGCAGGCTTGGGACGGGTTATTTTTTTACCGTTCACGCTTGTCCTCCTATTCCTCTACTGTTGTTTTGTTCTTTTCTTCGAATTCCTTAATTGCATCTTCCGAAATTCGATATTCTCTGCCGACTTTGATTGCAGAAATCTTTTTGTTCCGAATCCAAAACCATACTGTGTTAAGAGGAACTCGGTAATACTTAGAGATTTCCTCGCAAGTATACAATTTCCCCACAAAATCCCACCTTTCTTTGTTTATTTGAATACTTGCAATTACTTTCACTTAGTTATATAATTAACTTACCACAATTAATATATCAACCAAGTGAGGCTTTTGCTTACACTGCTGTAAGTCATATCTCTATTATACTTACACAGAGTTAATTGTCAATAGCTTTACTTAATTTCGTGTAAGTTTAGTAAAGGTGTACAATTATGTATGATATTTTTATGCAGCTTATGGAAGAAAAAGGAGTAACCGCATATCGTGTTGCAAAAGATACCGGCATTACTCAGGCAACTTTGAGCCGTTGGAAAACCGGGAAGGTGTCTCCATCTATTGAAACCTTGCAAGTACTTGCAGAGTATTTCGGGGTAACAATCGACTACTTAATGGGCAACGCCCACATTGATGAACAAACACCCCCCAAAACACAAAAAGCGCCCACCCTTAACAAAAAGGATGAGCGCGATATAAAAAAGAAAATGGATGAAATGCTGGAAATATTTGATTCTGCGGATGCCCTCATGTTTGATGGCGAACCTCTGGACGATGAAACACGCCAGCTCCTGCGCGAAAGCTACGAAAACCAGCTACGCATTACCAAACAACTGGCAAAAGCAAAGTTCACTCCGAAAAAATACCGATAAGGTGGTGAAGCTGTGACAAGTAAAGAAACCGCAAACAGCCTTGCCGCAAAGTACGGTACCCGCGACCCCTTCCGGCTCTGCGAGGCTCTTAATATCATCGTGCTGTTTGAGCCGCTCGGCACCGTCCGCGGCTACTACTCGAAATCCCATCGTTTCAAAGTAATCCACATCAATCAGAATTTGCCCGAGCAAAAGCAGTTGTTTACCTGCGCACACGAATTGGGGCACGCCCTGATGCACCCGAACGCCTGCACGCCTTTCCTGCGAGAGCACACCCTTTTCTCGGTGGATAAACTCGAGGTGGAGGCAAACCGATTTGCTGCCTGTCTCTGCTATCCCGCTGATTATCTCATACAGGAGTTTGAGGGCTGCTCTGCCTGCTGCATCGCAGAGGCTCTTGATTTACCACTGCCTTTAATCGATTATACTTTAGGAGGCAACAACCATGTTTAAAAATCTCAAAATCATCACCTGCGCTTTGCTTGCCGCTCTGTCCCTTGCGGCTTGCGGGGAGCCAAAGGAAACGCCGGAAGAGGCAGCTGTCCGTGCGCTCGACTTTGATGCTCTCACCCATCAGGTAGTTGCAGAAATCACCAACACCACCAACTTCCCGATGGCAAAAGATGCTGCTGTATATCTTAAAGATGATAAGCTTCTCTTGGTGCTGGTGGTGGACGACCTCACAGATGAGCAGACCGCTCTGGACTATGCGGATTCCTTTGTTCGCCTGTTCAGCTTGTACGCTAACGTTGCCGATGATACCATCAAGCCCGCAGGCACAGATTATTACGGCAGCCTATATGATGTATACGATTTAGAGATTGCTGTTGCCCCGCTCTCTCAGTCAGACAATCAGGACAACTGGTATATCCACGACTTTGTATCTGCTGGGATGCACACTAAGCAGCCGATCGAGCTGTTGGGTTAAGCTATGAGCAGCAAAGTTACTCTCCTGCACCGGCAAGAGTATGGCGAGGATGCCGATAGGCTCGAGCGATTCCTTGCTGATACCATCGACATTTACCTCAATGCCATCCAGCAACTTCCAGAAAATGGGAATTTACTTTCAGAATCTCCCGCTATTGGAAAGAGTTCCCTTCGCCGGTCCGGTACAATCGATTAGAATAACTTAAAGGGGAGGGGGGACACCATTTTCGCGACCCCACGAAATAGATAATAAAAAAAGAATAAAAAGAACCGCCCTCTGTGCTACCAACACAGAAAGCGGCAGGTTGTCTCCCACAACAGGAAACGTTATATAATGTCCAATGTTATTATAGCACTCTTTTGGTGGGCTGGCAACCGCATACCCAAAAAAGGAGTGTATTTTTTATGCCAAAAAAGAAACTGTCCCCACCAGTGTGGGACGAGAAGAACCAGCGCTGGAAGAAAACTACGTATTGCAACAACATGAGCAAAACATTTTACAGCAAAAAGAAAGGCGCTACCACAGCAGAGCGAGAGATCGCAGCGGCTATCAACGCCTGGAAGGAAAAGATAGAAGGGCTCACCGGATGCGGAAAGCTCACACCTATGTCGCGCGTGAAGGATGTATATGAGGATTTTAAAATTGATATAGAAGCTCGCACCAGTAAAGCAAACTGGCATACAGTAGAATGGCGTTTTGAATCGTGGATTCTGCCGGTTATCGGCAATCTCTCTATCCTCGATCTAAATGATGGCATCCTTCAAAAAGTGATAAACAACGCATACACAAAAGGCAATCTCTCCCATAAAACTCTCCGCAATATGCGCGCTGATATGGCAGCCTTTTTAAAATTCTGCCGCAAAAATCAGATAACATCCTACCACCCGGAAGATATCGATATCCCCAGAAGTGCCGGGCGGCAGGAAAAGAAAATCTTGCAGCCTGATGATTTAAAGGTACTATTTTCCGTTGATACATCTATCATTAATAATCAGCGCGTACTTGAGCCGTATATCTACGCTTTCCGCCTCCAGGTGCTCCATTGTCTGCGCCCTGGCGAGGTTGGAGGGCTTAAAAAATCTGATAGAGTAGGCGATATTGTGCGAGTACAGCGCTCCATCAATAGCGAGAAAGAAATCACCAGAGGCAAAAACGATAACGCAGTCCGCGCCTTCCAGCTCTCAGAACTCGGGAAAGAGTGCTGGGACAAGCAAGTTGCCTTATCAGATTCCGAATGGCTTTTCCCGGGCTTTGTAACAGATACCTACCGCAAACGCTTGCGCTCATACTGCCTATCTAATAATATCACGCTGGTAACTCCCTATGAGCTCCGACATACATCTTTTTCGGTGATGCAGGCCTTGCCGGAAGGACTTGTAAAATCCGCCGGTGGGCACTCTCAAAACATGGATACTTTCGGTGTGTACGGGCATGAGGTACAAGGTGATATGGACTTAACAGCCCAGCTTGTGCAGGAGCGGTTTGACAAACTGCTCGATAAATAGCTGCATTTTTTGACCTTGTTTTTGACCTTGTTTTTTTCAACTTATAGAGCGGTTTTTATTCACATACAATTTTTAATTCCTAAAAAAATCGGCATAATCAAGCCAAAAAGTGACAAATCAATTTGTATGTTGTTAATTTAAAGTTGGTCCGAATCCCGCCAGCCCAGCCA